TCATGGCCACCGGGATGCGCCGGCCATCGGGCAGGGGCACATAGGCCTCAGGCGTTGAACCCTCGCCAAACATCGCCAGCTGGGGGCTGTTGGCGATGCCGCCGCGAGCGTACTTCTTGAGCGGTGCCGGGCCCTCACTGGTCATGATGCCGCCCATGGCAAAGCCAGGGATGTTCAGCGCATTTCCCAGGCCCTTGAGCAGCGGCTGGATGATGGCCAGCCTGATCGCCAGCCGCGCCAGCTGCTTGAGGATGTCGGCAACGAACGCCCGGAAGTTGGCTTTGCCGGTGGTCACGAACTCGGTGAGCTGGTCCTCAAGCCCCTTGAAGGCGTTGACCGCGACATCGCCCAGGGCGCCGCCAATGTCCTTGATGCTCTCGTAGTAGGCCTTGATCTTGTCCTTGAAGCTCTCGCCGAAGGTCTTGTCCTGCGCCTCCTTCTGCTTGTCCAGTTCACCGGCCAGCTCGCGCAACTTACGAATCCGCTCAGCCAGCGCTTCGTTGCCTGCGGCCTTGGCCTCCAGGTCCAGCAGCTCGATCTGGAGGTTCAGCTTCTGCACCTCGGTGAGGCCCTCGATGCCCTTCTTCTTGTTTTCCGCCAGCAGCGCCGACTCCTTGAGCTGGCGGTTGTAGTCGGCCTCCTTGGGCAGAAGATCCACCAGGCCCTGCGTGTAGGTCTCAAATCCTTCCACGCTCCTGGCCTTGCGCAGCGCCTCAGCCAGCTCCTTGGCAGCTGCGATCCGGGTATCGAGGTCGCGGGTGCTGATGCCCTTGGCGGCCGCCGCGTCGCGCTGCTTCTCCAGCTCACCGATCTTGCGCATCTCCTCGCCGTACTCCCGGGCGGCGTTGAGTTCTGTCTTGAGCCGCTGCACGCCCAGCGCATCCACCGCATTGGTGCCGATGCCGATGAGGTTTAGGTTCACGTCCTGTAGCTGCTCCATCAAGGAGCGGGTGAGATCAGAGCCAGACTTGACCGCACCGTTGTATTGGTCGAGCGCCCGCTTGGCCTCGTCAGCAGTTTTCTTTGCACCGCCGCCGCCGCCGCCAGTGTCGAGTGCTCCCAGATCTGGGCTAAAAGAAGAGGTCGGCAGGTCACCTTTGCCTTCTCGGTTGACCCGCTGCTGTGGGCCCATCTGCCCGGCGCGAATACCAACATCGGCCAGGTAACCCACGGGCGTGTTCTTGAACGCTTGCAGCGCCACCTTGCCGGCCTGGCCAAGCGCCTTGCGGATCGGCTCGGGGATGTTGTTCCAGAGGGTTGCGATGGCACGCTGAACGCCGGCAAATGTTTGCTGGGCTGCGTTGGAGATAAAGCCAAACGGTCCAGCAAAGGCGTTGCCGATAGCGGTTGCAGCCGAGCGGGTAACGCCCGTCAAGAAGTTCCAGCCCTTCACAATCCCCTGCCACGCATTGCGTGCAAGCTCGCCCATCTGCTTCATTGCATTGCTGAAGTCGCTGGCAATGATCGAGCCGACGTTGTTGACCCAACTGGCAAATGCGTCGTTGTTGTCGTAGAGACCCTTTGCGAGCGCCGCCAACGCCGTGACGCCAGCGATTGCCCAGCCCCATCCAGGGATTGCCAGGATGGCCACGCGAACGGCTTGGAGGCCACCCGCCAGCAACGGCATCACACCACCAGCTAGGGCTGTCTGGTAGCGCAGGATCTCCATGCCGTTGGCCAAGAACTTGACCGCGCCCAGGCCTGCACTGAACAATCCCGTCAGCGGCCCCCAGGCCAATGCAAGACCTGCCGTCGCCACGGCTGCGTTCTGGATTGGCTGCGGCAAAGAACTGAAACCGCTGATCACCGCCGTCAACGCATCGGTGATCTGAGTGAGCGCCGGTAGCAGCGCGATGGTCAAGTCCATCCCCAGAGCCCGGACCTTGCCGCCAAGCATTTGCAGCTTGTCGTCATACTCATCCGCCTTCTGCGCGAAGGCGGCGTTCATCTTGGTGCTCAGTTTGTCGATGGCATCGCCGCCCATGTTCAGCAGCGGCACCAACTCGGCGCCAGACCTGCCAAACAACCGAAGCGCCAACGCGGTCTTTTCTGGGCCGTCTGCCATCGCCTTAAAGCGATTGGCAACCTCCAGCATCACCTTGTCAGATGACTTGATCTGGCCATTTGCATCGCGGATGTTGATGCCTAGCGCCGTAAAAGTCGCTGCTGATGCTTTGCCACCCGTGGCCGCATCCAGCATGGCTTTGGACAGCTTGACTAAGCCCTTGCTGACGCCATCCAAATCGGTGCCGCTGACAGCTGCTGCCTTGTTGAACCGCGCCAACGCCTCGACAGAAACGCCCGTGGACTGCGCCAGGTCATACATCCTGTTGCCAGCATCAAGGGCGCCCTTCACCATCCCGGTGAGCCCCACCACGCTGAGCAATGGCGTCAGAGTGCCCAACGCGCCAGACAGGCCAGCTGACGCGCCCGTCAGGCCACGCATGGTGCCGGTGAGGCTCTGAGCACTGCGTTCGACCGAAACCAGTCCACGGTTCAGTCCGACGATCTTGTTCTGCCCATCCACATCGGCCCGGATGCGAAGCAGGGCGTCCATGTTCATTGCCATGCCTCAGCTCCCCTTCTCGGCCAGTGCTTCCAGGACAGCGGCTTCCATGATCTGAAGATCCTCCAGCAGGGCTCGCTGATCTTTGGCTCTATGCAGTCTAAACAGCCAGGCAACGGCTCCATAGTCGAGGCCCAAGACTCCACCCATGCCGGCGGAGCGCCACTGGGTCTGGCAGCGCAGGAACATCTGCACCGCCTCCCAGTTCTCGGGCCACACCTCAAAGTCATCAGCACCACCCTGTCCATGGCCTGGCGGAGGCGCGATGCCGAGCACTGCGGCATCGCTCTCCACCTCATCCTTGACGGAGCCGCGCAGCCAATGCTGGGCGGCTCCGATCAGTTTTTTGCCTTCACTCCGGCGGTGGCCTTGAAGAACTCCATCACCACCGAGGAGGCCAGGGTGGGCACGTCGAGCAGTTGCTCCAGTGCCTTCTGGCTGAACGGCACCTCCTTGCCGGCGTCGTCGGTGATACCCGACCAGCCCAGGACCACCTCCCGTGCGACTTCCACGTCGATCACGTCATCGGCCTCGATCTTCTTGGCGATGTCCCGGATCCATTTCTGGGGCATCCGCTTGAACTGCACGTCAAACGTCTGCTTCTCGTGGCGGCCACCATCGACGGGAAGTTCGATGGAGACCGGCCAGGAGAAGCTGTCGGTCTGCTTGAGGACAAAAGCCATGCGGGGGTCCTTAGGTGTAAACGAGGGTGAGTTCGTCGTTGCCGGCCGAAGTCGGCACCGAAACGAATGGCAGGCTCAGCATCTGGATGCCGTCCTGATCGCTGTAGGAGGGGTTTGTGATGTCGGTCTGCGGCGAGGAGACCGTAACCCGGTTGCCGGCGGTGGTGCCGTGCTGGAAGCTCATGCTGCCAGTGGAGGAGCCGTTGGCGATGGCGAAGAAGTCTTTTTGCGTAATCGTCGGCGCCTCGATGACCACGGTGCCCGCAGGCTTGCGGTCGGTGATGATCACCGACTTGGTGCAGCCGACCAGCTCGCGGTAGACCATCTCATTGGCCAGGTCCAGCTCCAGGGATTGGAGGCAACCGGAGTAGCCAAACAGGCTGAAGCTGGTGGTGTTGCCGTCCTTGAAGATGAGCGGCTCCGCCTGGTCGCTATACACCGGAGTGGGGGCGGCGGTGTCGGTGGGGGCGTTGTAGATCCCCATGAAGGTGAAGTTGATAGTGGGGATCTGGCCCACTTCGCAGTTCAGCGAGAAGCTGCCCCTGGCGCCAGTGATACGGTGCCGGACGCCATCGTTGCTGAAGTAGATGGTGGCGGAGCTGATGTCGGTGCTGACCGGGGCATAGGTCACGCTGGTGCTCGCCACCACGGTGGACGACATCCCGCAGGCCTTGAGCAGCTCGTCATAGGCCGGAGCGGTGCCGGCCGTTCCCGATCCCGCCAGCTCCACCTCAAAGTTGATCTCGGCCCGGGTCTGCGCCAGCAGTTGCGGGCTGTTGCCCAGGTAGGGGCGGATCAGATCACGGCTAACGACCTCAGCCTGAAGCGGAGTGATCTCCAGGTTGCGCACCAGGATCGCGTCAGCGGCAGCGGGGGTCGAGTCCGTGCCGTAAGTGGATTCAATCTTCGCCTGGATCAGGCGCTTGCGGCTCAGGAGTGGCATTGGTCAGTTCCTCGCTGTTGCTGGGTTGAGGGGCCGGTTCGGTGCGTGAGCCTTCGACAAGCTTGCGCTTCCCGGTTTTGGGATCGACCAGATAGGTTCCCCCCTGGCCGTGGTATTCATCCACCATCTTAAGTCTCCAGATTGGCAACGCTTGTACGGTACTGCACCAGATAGTCGCAGAGCACGACGCCCGGGCCTTGGTCGCCGTCGGCCATCTCAAAGGTGACGCCCTGGGGCTGGATGTCGATGGCGTAGCCGCCGAGCGTCAGGTCAGCCATCAGCTTGGCGTGCATGTCGGTGACGATGGGGTCTGCCAGCTGATCCGGGGGGTGGCCGCGCACGATGATCGCCACCCGCACCAGGAGACGCCAGTCGAGCCGGGGGAGGCTCAGCGTCTGGGTTGCCGTGTCGTTGAGCGGCTCCACCGTGATAGCAGGAGCTTCGCCTCTTTGGAAGGCCGCCATGCGGCTGCGGTAGATGCGGTTTCCGACCTGCGTGGTGCCCTGGAGGGCCGACACGATGGCGGTCAAGATGGATTCGCGGCGGCTCATGCGGTGGCTCCGATGTCGTCGATGTTCAGCGGACTGATGTTGACCCAAGCCGAGCCGGTGTAGCCCTCAAAGCAGCCGCGAGTGGTGTTAAACCGAACCATGCCAGTTGCGGGTGTCACGGGCCTTTGAGCCGTCGTCCCTGTCGGCAGCTCAAAGTATCCAACCGCTGTTGACTCAATGTCGCCGGTAATGACGTTTGCCTGGACCTGCCAGCCAGTACCGTTCCAGCGCCAGGTGCGGCCGCTGTCCGTGTAGGTCTGGTTGAGCGTGGGGCTTGCGGGAAAATCGACAGCCATGGTCAGCTCACTGGATGATGGTGACGCGGCGATCCGCGATGTCGGCGTTCCATTCAATGGCACCGATTTCAAGATAGCGGCGGGTGCTGGGGCTGCCGCCCGTGCCGCCTGACAGTTGCTCCACGATCACCTCCACGTCTGTGCCGCTGCGGTTCGTCAGAACTGAACTGTTCCAGGAAAGGGTCAGCATTGTCGTCCCACTGGCGTTGATTGTAGTCGTGGCGCTACTGCCCCGAACCAAGTTGTTTTCAGCGATGCGTAACTCTGCCGTCACGCTGTTGCTGCCCCCTGTCGCCAGGCGCACCAGGGCCTTGAACTCCTGCGTGCCTTGCACATTGTTGGCAGGCGTGGGGAAGCTGGCCCGCAGCGTGGCGTGTCCGCCGCTGGTGGTAGTCAGCCAGCTGGCATCCGGGCTGTCCGGGTCATCCTGAATGGCAGCCACCGCACCCGTCAGGTTGGCCTGGGTCAGCAGCGCATCAGGGCTGTAGCGTGCGGTGCTCATCAGAAAGTGATGCTCACGTTCAGGGCGTCAACGGTGCCGCTCTTGGCGGATGTCGTCAGCCAGACCCAGTTATTCGCCGGGATGCTGGCGTTGTCGAAGGTGGTGGTGCTGAGGCCCGTGGTGGTATTGGTCACGGTGATGCCCCCCACATCCACCTCCGTGCCAGCTGTGCTCAGATCGGTGCCGTAGCGGATCGAGAAGGTGACGCTGGGGGTGTTGCTGCCGAACACTGCTGAGCGGATCTGGCTCACCGTCTGGGCGCTGGTGGTAAAAAACAGCGCCACCTTCTCGGTCGTGGTGGGGTTGGCAATGCTCACCGACTTTGGCCCCATGGGGCCAGTGGCGCCAGTGAGCCCCGTGTTACCGCGAGGGATGGTGAAGTTGAAGGTTGCGGCGCTGCTGGTTCCGGAGTTGGTCACTGTGGCGCTGGAGCCAGCCGCGCCCGTCGTAACGGTTCCCACCGCAATGGTGGCGGCAGTGCCCGTCGCCCCGGTATCACCACGGGGAATGGTGAAGTTGAAAGTCGCAGCGCCGCTGGTTCCAGAGTTGGTGACGCTGGCGCTCGTCCCAGGCGCCCCCGTCGTCGTGGATCCGACTGCAACCGTCGCAGCTAGGCCCGTGTCACCGCGTGGGACGGTGAAGTTAAGGACAGCGGCGCCAGTCGTGCCGGCGTTGGTGACGCTCGCACTGGAACCAGCTGCGCCAGTCGTCGTCGATCCGACTGCAACCGTTGCAGCGGGTCCCTGAGGACCTACGGGACCGAAACCGGGAGCCCCCAGCTCCACCCACGCGGACGTATTGCCGTCGTTGACGTAGGTGTAGAGGATCCCGGTGCTGCTATCGAGCCACTCAGCACCAGCAGATGGGCTGGATGGCGCTGTAGCAGAGAAGGTGTAAGCCTGACCGCCACCTCCGCCACCACCGGACAGCTCAACAATGGTCTCAACCCCGCTGACGCTCTTCTTGGTAAAGAGCTTGCCGTCATAAGTGTTGAGTCCCAGCTCGCCCAGGGACAGGTCGCCCGTGGTGGGAACTTTCCCTGGGACCGCTGATCGCTTGATCTTGATGGTGTTGGCCATGTGGCTGTCCGAGTGCGCCTATGAAGGCAGGACGTTGGCGGTAGCTTAGAAGGTGCCGCCGTCGAGGGTCACGTTGTCGATTGCGCCGCCCGTGATGCTCACGTTGTTGGCGTTCTGGGTGGCCATGGTGCCCAGGCCCAGGGTGGTGCGAGCAGCCGAGGCATCGGCATCATCCACCAGGCTGCGGCCAAAGGCGGTGAGCGATGACGTGGCAAACGCATCCGACCCGGTGGCGTAGATGAGCTGATCGGCTGCAACCGTCACCCCGGCCAGCGCCGTCAGCGTGGCATCCAGCGGCTGGGCGTCAACGATGCCGTAGCCCGCGAGGGTGGTGGGGTTGGTGCCGGCGGTGACCCGACCGTAAGTGTCAACGGTGACCGAGCGATAGGTACTGGCCGAAACGCCCGTGGTGGCGAGGTCGATGCTGTCGGCATTGACGACAATCCGGCTGGCCGAGGCGGTGCCCACGTCCAGCGTGCTGCCGGTCTTGGTAAGACCAGCGCCGGCCGTGATCTGGCCTGCACCCGAGAACTGGGTGAAGCTCAGCGCCGTGCTGCCCAGCGTGATCGGGTTGTCGGTGGTCAGCACCCAGCCGCTGTCGGCGTTGGCCGTGCCCTGCTCGACAAAGGTGAACATGCCGGCGGTCACTTCCGCCGACACGTCCGCATCCGTGGCCCTGGTCCAAGCGCCGCCCGAGACCACGACATAGATGCCGTTTGCGCTGCCGGTGCTCTGGTCCTTCACCAGCACCCGGTCGCCAGCCACCAGGCTCACGCCGTCAACGGTCTGTGTGCCGCTCAGCGTGATGTTGGCGGTGGTGGCAGCCCGCACGCTGTCCTTGACGTCCAGGCCCTGCTTCGTCGCATCGACGTAGGCCTTGGTCGCCGCATCGCCATCGGCGGTGGGGGTGGCCAGGTTGGTGATCTTCTGGCTGTTGAGCGACACCGAGGCCGTCGGCGCCGCCAGCTGGTCCAGGCGGTTGGTCCGCACCTGGGTGTCGAAATCGCTGATCTTGGCGGCGGTCAGCGTCGGGATGTCGCTGGCAGCCAGCAGGCGGAACAGCGGGGTGCCATTGGCGCCGCTGGGGGCCGCGAACACGAAGTTCTGCGTCTGGCTGGCCAGGGCGCCCGTGAGGGTGCCGCTGCCTGTCACCGGGCTGCCGGAGACCGTGAAGATGTTGGGCAGGCTCAGCGCCACCGAGGTGACGGTGCCCACGCCGTAGTTCTGGGCCTTGACGTAGGCGGTCGTTGCCAGCTTGGTGCTGTCATCGCTGCTGGCCGGCGTGGTCGCCGTGGCAGATGCCCCCAGGGCCACCGAACCGCTGAAAGTCTTGGCGCCGGAGATCGTCTGCGTGGTGCTCAGCGTCAGGTAAGCGCCTGAGCCACCGATGGCGGGGATCGTTACCGCATCACCGTTCCCGTCGGCACCTCGGCCGTAGTAGAGAACGTCATCGACTTCGTTGTAGGCAAGCTCAGCATTCTTGAGCGCGGAGGGAGCCCCAGGCGAACCCGTGGTGCGGCGTTTGATCCTTAGGGTGTTGGCCATTAGAAGTTGCCTCCGTCAGCAATGGTGAGCTTGGTGTTGAGGGGGTTGGCCACGAACTTGGCTGTAGCCTCATCGTAGGTGAGAACGCTGCCATCGACGGCCGTTAGCACATCGACATCCGACAGCTCCCCCAGGGTGTCGATGCCGCCGATGAAGTAGTCGAGGTCATTCCAGGCGGTGGTGCCGTCACCGATCTTCAGCAAGCGGGTGTCAGACTCCAGGCCGAACTCACCATCCAGCAGCACCGGGTCGGACAGAGCCCAGGCGCTTGCGGTGTCACGCCGGAGTTGGATGCGCTGCCGTGCCATGGCGCTCACTCCGCTCCGCCGCCGTCATACACGTTAGTGCCGTCGGCATCCTCCTCGTCCACCCACTGGCCGTCCTTGTAGACCAGGCGGTCGCCGTTCTGGGGATCGCGCAGGTTCACGTCCGCCAGGTCGGCCATGCCAAACTGCCGGGGCTGGCTGCCAGGCGCCACCACGTCCGGCGCCAGCTTGCTGAGGCTGATCTCGCAGAACTTGCCGTCGTCGAGCTTGCGCACCTCGCGCACCTGGTAGTTGACGCCATCAATCGTCACCGAATCGCCGAAGTAGAGCCCGCCGAAGTCGGCCGTTTTGGCGGTGAGAGTGTAGTCAGTGCTGAGCACCATCCCGTCCGCCACCACCTGGGTTGGCATGTCGAGGATCCCCACGCCCGTGACTGCGCCCGCCGTCACCGGCAAGCCGAAGTCGAGCAGGAACAGATCCAGGTCCTCGGTGATCATTCTGTCCAGGCCTCGTTCACGTCAGGCGTGCCGGGGTCGTCGCCCTGGTACTGGCCCGTCTCGGTGCGGGCGCGGCTGCGCTTGCGGGGCCTGGCCTCAGGCTCGGGCTCGGGCTGGGCCTCAGGCTCGGGCTGGGGGGCAGAGGTCTCGCTGGTGGCCACCGCCTTGCCCAGGCCGCGCAGCAGGTAGGCATCGCCACCGCTCACCTCCACCACCTCGCCGGGGGTGTAGGCCTTGCCGCCGATCATCACGGGCCGGGTGATCTTGACCGTCTTGAGCCTCATGCCGCCTCCGCCTTTCCTCGTGAGATCAAAAGCCGTGCTGCGCCTGGCGGAACTGAGACCAGCTGACCCGACTGACCGTGGCGACCACGGACCCGCACGTTGCCAGTGAGCCTCAGCAGCACCTCATGACGTGAGCCTGGTCTGATCCTAGCGGCCACCAGGGGGCCGGGCTCGACAGGCTCGATCACGCCATCCACGTCGTTGCGGCCATAGGCCACCAGCAGCTCGCCCTCGCGCTCCACCAGGCCACCGGGGAAGACGCAGATCGGCTGCCACGGCGCGTAGGTGGGCCGCCCCCAGTCATCCCGCGCCACCATCATCGGCTCGGGCGACATGAGGCGCGGAGCATGGGGGGCCACCGCACCGAAGGTGAGGGCGCCTGCGTAATACTGCCGCTGCCGCGTCGGGTGCTCCACGAAGCTGTGGAACAGTGTCAGAAACTCGCCGCGCCAGGAGATCGCCGGGGTGCCGCCGCTGGGGCGCCCCCAGTCCCACGCCACCGCATCGGAGATCCACCTGTCGGTGACGTGCTCGCCATCGAGGCCCAGCACCGTCCACTTGGCGTGGCCGATGTCGTAGATGCAGCGGATCTGTCCCTCGGCGCTGAAGAACGTCCAGTTCTTCTCCATGCCTCCGCCGCCGTTGGCGCCAAAGCATGGAAACACCACCTCGCCCAGTTTCCAGCCCTTGGCGGCCCGCAGGAGAGGCGCCAGGGCCTGCCGGGATCGCAGGCCCTGGCCGGTGTAGCGGGCCACCGTAAAGGCCACCCAGGGGCGGCCCTGGTGCTCAAACAGCCGGGGATCCTCCAGGGAGGTGTCGGAGGTGGCCCCCGGCAGGGTGAGCCGGCTGTTGCCCGCCACCTGGAGGTCATCGCCCAGCACCGCCACGGCGATGCCGGATACGCCGACCTCAGGCTCGTCTACCGCTTCCGTGCGGTAGGCGTAGAGAAACCCTCCCCCACTCAAGGCGAGCAGGGAAGGGTTGTAGTTACGCCTGGCTGAGAGCAGCCCGCGCATCAGGCTCAGGAGCCAGCCGACTGACCGTAGGCAAAGGCGCCAGGCTGGCGCACTGCCACGTCAACGTCTTGCAGCGCCACGATCCGAACGGTGCCGGAGGTGGAGCCGAAGTAGGGGTCAACGGTCAGGTCGAGCCCGCTCCACATGCCCATGATCATCTGGCTGAAGTTGCCGAAGATGATGTCCTTGTTGGCGAGCTGGTTGCTCACCACCACGGGGTAGCCGTTCACCTCGTCGTCCTGGTAGACGAACTGGGCCTCGGTGCCCACCTTGCTGGTGGTCTTGAGGGCGCCACGGCTGCCGGCGTTCATCAGGTAGTAGAGGCTGCCCACGTCGGCGTTGGCGGTTGCCACTTCGGTCTCCAGCTCAACCAGCTGGGCGAAGGTGCCGAAGTTGGTCAGGCTCACGGAGCCGATGCCGGTTTCCTGGGTCAGGCCGTTGGGCTCGTTGCCGCCAGTGCCGTAGAGGGCAGCACGGTCCAGCTCAAGGGCAATGACGCGAGCCAGGTCAGCACGCACCATCGCTTCCACGTCGATGCTCGACTGGAGCAGCAGGCGGCGGCTGTAGTCCACATAAGCACCCACGGTCTTGGGGCTCAGGGTCACCTGGTCGATGGCCTGCTGGCTTTCGGTGGGGCTGTTGCCCTCGCCAACCCAGTAGGCGGTCGAGCTGTCGGTCTGCCGGGGGATGTTCACAAAGCCCTGGAGGCCGCTGAGCATGGTCACGCCCACCTGAGCCAGAGCCAGGCGGTTGCGCAGCAGCTCGATGAAGGAGCCGGCCAGCAGGTCGGTGGCCACCAGGTCACCACCATTGGCAGGGGTGCCAACGGTCAAGTCACGGCGCAGCACCTCGTTCGGCACCATGATGCCGTTGGCGGGCTTGCCGTAACGCTTGGCAGCAGCCTCGGAAACCTCACGCTCAAAAGCGGCGGCCTCGATGGCTTTCTTGTCGCCAGGGTTGGCCAGAGCGTTGAAGGCGCGGAGGAAGGAGAACTCCTTGACCTCCTTCTCGGACAGGCCGAGGTCGTTGGCTTTGATGTCGGTGGTGGTGATGGGTGTTTCCATTGCGCGAGAGCCCAGTTTGTCAAGAACGGCCTCGCGTGCTTCCGCGAGGGTGCGGCCACCGTCGATCAGCTCGCGGGCCATGTCGGCCATGCCATGCTTCTCGCCGAGGGCGGTGATGGCGGCGATGCGGTCACGTTCGGCCTTGGCGGCCTCGGACCGGATCACCTCCATGTCGGGAGCTTGTGCTTCCATTTCAGGAACCTCAGGTTCGGGTTGGGGGGTGGGTGATGCGGCAGGGGCCGCTTCGGCTTCCTCCGCAGCCCTCTCGGGTGCCTCGGAATCCAGTTGCGAACCTTCAACCTCTGTTGAGATCTCGGGCTCTGCTTCGTTCATGCTATCGCCTTCATCAAAGGCGCGTCCCAGGCCCACGCTGTTGTCAGCCGGGATCGACACCAGGCTGACCTCCAGCGGTGTCCAACGGGTCACCACAATGCTGCCGTCGCGCTCCACCACGTCGTCGATGGAATAGGCGAAGCTCACGTTTCGCAGGATGCCGTCATCCACGTCCTGGCGCTTCTCCTGCGCCATGGCGTTGCGGCTCCACTTGATGCGGGTGTAGCCCCGGCGGTCCTCGCCAATGGCTGCCTCACGCACCACGCCCAGCACCGCATCGCGGTCGTGGTTCCACAGGAACGGGGCGCCATCGTTGAGGCGGCTCAGGTCGGCAGCCCCGCCCTCATGGCTCAGCACCTCGGTGCCGAAGTAGCGCTCGACCGGGGTCTCGGAGCTGAAGCTGAACTCCATCTCGTCGGAGCCTTCGACGGCACGGATCTCAACCGTGCCCTCGCGGCGTTGGATCAGCGAGCCGCCACCGCCTCGCTTTTGTAGGTCAGTCAGTTTCATCGGTGTTGGCATCAACCGTCATCCCATTATCGCCAATCGTTGCAGAACCGGAGGAAAGCCCCAGATCCATGGCCAGCTGCTGCTCAAACGCCAGCTGCTTCATGTTCTCCTCCATGTCGCCGCCCAGCAGGCCGCAGATCTGTGCCTTGGTCATGTAGCCCCGGTCTTCCATCAGGGCGTAGGCGTTGGCCTCCTTCAGCGGATCGACCCAGCTCCAGCCCCTCGGCTGCCAGTTGGCGGCTGCTTCGTAACGCTCAGGCCGCAGCTCATAGTCGGGCAGGTTCAGCTGACCGGCCAGCACCGAGGCGCTCAGCCACTCCTGGAAGACACGCTGGTGGAAGGTCTCGATCAGGTAGCTCTGGATCATCTTCCAGTGCTCGCGGTCCTCCAGCAGACTCAGCCGGCTGCTGCTGTAGTTGGTCTGGCTGAAGTCCCTGGAGATCGTCTCG